TTAATCACAACGATTGATATCGTAACCAATCCAGAGAACATAGTCAAGTATCATAACACAACGGCGCTACATATCAGCACATAATAGCCCATTATACGCGCGTATAATGGGCTATTATGTGCTGATATGTAGCGCCGTTGTGTTATGATACTTGACTATGTTCTCTGGATTGGTTACGATATCAATCGTTGTGATTAACCTATGATATGCAATTGTGTGATGATGTTGGTTTTGGTGATCAAGTTAAGGAATGGGGAAGCATAAAGTTTTCTTTGTGTTTATGTTGTCTGATAGTGTTACGTTGTTGTGGTCTATTTATCGGTTGATGTCCTTTAGATAAAAAGGGCCTCGAAAGCAGCCTGTTATCTTCCGATAGAGTTGAAGACAGATAACAATTTTATCTATAAAAAACATAAAGTTAGGTTTTGAACTTCTTCTTCTAACTTACCTTCTACTCATAATGCATTGGCTAAGCATGCTAAAAGCCTGTTTCTGTTGGTTAAATCATAAACTTTGCTTTTTATCATCAACTTTGCGTTTTTTACGTTGCTTTGCGTTAAATACATAAAGTACGATAAAAAACATAAAGGAAAATTACTCCTCAAGGGGGATTGGAATGTCGCTTATTAATTTACTGCATGAATGTATCAGCCGCGGGCAGGAGATGACGCAGGCCATTGCTATAGCTCAATTTGGTGATGATAGCCCCGAGGCTCGCCGTATCACTCGTCGCTGGGGGATAACCGAGGTTGCTGATTTAATCGGCGTTTCGCCGCAAGCAATTAGGGATGCTGAAAAAAATGGGCGACTACCACCACCTGATTTTGAGTTACGCGGTCGCGTTGAACGTCGCGCCGGCTATACCATCGACCAGATTAGCCATATGCGCAGCATTTTCGGCAATCCGAATCAACGGCCTGCAGACAAAAATCCAGCTGTGTTAGCTGTTATGTCGCACAAAGGCGGCGTTTATAAAACCTCATCTGCAGTGCATGAAGCTCAATGGTTAGCTCTGCAAGGTCACCGAGTGCTACTCATTGAAGGTAACGATCCGCAAGGGACCGCCTCGATGTATCACGGCTATGTACCGGATTTACACATCCATGCCGAGGATACTTTGCTCCCGTTTTACCTTGGTGAGCGTGATAATGCGGAATACGCTATAAAACCGACCTGCTGGCCAGGTCTGGACATTATCCCAAGCTGCCTGGCGCTGCACCGTATCGAAACGGATCTGATGCAATACCATGCCCAAGGAAAACTACCTCATCCTCCGCATCTGATGCTACGGGCCGCTATCGAATCCGTATGGGATAACTATGACATCATCGTCATTGATAGCGCTCCAAACTTAGGGACAGGTACGATTAATGTTGTTTGCGCAGCCGATATTATCGTCGTGGCTACCCCTGCAGAGCTATTTGATTATTCATCCGTTCTGCAGTTCTTCACCATGCTTCTGGACCTTCTTAAAACCGTTGATTTAGGTGGTTTTGAGCCTGTTGTACGGCTGTTACTAACGAAATACAGTCTGACCACTGGCAATCAATCGCGCTGGATGGAAGAGCAAATCAGAAATACATGGGGATCGATGGTCCTGCGTCAGGTTGTCCGAGTGACGGATGAGGTAGGAAAGGGCCAAATAAAAATGCGCACAGTATTTGAACAGGCCGCGAACCAGCGTTCAACGCTTAATGCATGGCGAAATGCAGTCTCTATTTGGGAGCCTGTTTGCCAAGAAATTTTCGATGACTTGATTAAACCTCGTTGGGAGGACTAATTGTGAAACAGCGCTCTATTTTAAAAAATGCCCCCAACATCGACAGCATTATGAGCAAGACGCACCAGGCGCCCGCATCACAGCCTGTGTCACCGATGGTGGGTGATTTGCAACGCCAGCTTAGTTCATTATCGGGAAACAGTATTATGCTGCCTGTGTGTGGACGTAACGTTAACTTTAAGCTGGAAACTATCCCAGCGGATAAAGTTGAAATGGCGACGATGGTTTGGCTCGGTAATGAACGTGATCAAGACCTGCTCAACGAAACGTCCTTGGCCGATCTCGTTCCGTCATTCCTCACTTCGGGGCAGCAGAACCCGGCGTTCGCTCGCAAAACTGCAGGCATCATAGAGGTTGCTGATGGTTCTCGGCGCCGAAAAACAGCCATCATTACAGGTTGTGATTATCGCGTATTAGTCGGTGATCTCGATGACGAACAAATGCAGTGGCTCTCTCAAATCGGCAACGATTATCGACCAACAAGCGCATATGAGCGGGGGAAAAAATATCAGCGCCGCCTGAAAGATTTTGACGGCAGCGTAAAAGCTTTAGCTGAAGCAGAAGGGGTGGACCGCAATATCATAACCCGCTGCATCAACACAGCTGGCCTGCCTAAAGATATCATCGCCATTTTTCAACATCCTGGTGAGCTATCAGCCCGTGCGGGGCATGACTTGTTCAAGATATATCAGGGAAACGAGAAAGCTATGCTCGATGCGGCGCAGCAGCTGCTACGCATGAAGAAGCAGGGTGAAAAGTTCGAACCTATGCGGATCATCCAGGCATTACAGGATTTTATTAAGACCAATGCAAAAGATACACAAAAGACCGAAAAAGCATATGGTGAAGGGGTTGTTGCGAAATATAACGGTAATTACGTTACCTTAAAATTTGATAACCGGAAGATTCCATCCAGCTTAATGAAAAAAATTGAGGCGTTGCTTGAGTCAGAGTTAGAAAAAAAATAAACCACATAAGAAAAAAGGCCCCTGCATTGCAGGGGCCTTTTATGTTCTGTTTTTTATTAGCGGCTAATCGTAGGGCAATCAGATCCCCTCCAGTACAGATATACGCCTTTCCAGTTCCTGATTTTTAACCAGTAAACCCTGCGCCACCGTAACCAGGTCAGCAATGATTGCCGTGTAATCCACATTCATCACCTTAAATTTTTCGCCATCAATCTCCTGCTCGATGCCGAGGAAAGTATACAGATCATCAGCTTTTTCAGCCTGCTGAGCGATAAAACCACGCCTCCGGCGCGTTTCCCCCTTCATCCGGTACTCACACACCCCTAAGCGCTCAATGCGCTCTGAGGCGTTTCCAGACGCTTGTGTGAAGTCTGTTTTCAGGCGCACGTCGGAACCAGTGGTCAGGACGTCGCCTTTAGGTGTGGAGATTGTCCCCCCTGCGCGGAATGACCATGCGTCCGTTCTCCCGAAGCCGTCCATATACATGACAATCCTGTGTTCGGTTCCCACGTACTCTTCAAGATAGAAACCGCCCCACGCCCCGGAGGTGTCAACGTTACCGCCGCGCCCGAGCATTCGAGATCGAATCCTTCCGCCTGAAACCAACGAACCAATAGCAGGGGATCCAAAGTCTGTTTTGTTGGCCGAAAGGTCGTCGCGGCATTGCGTCCAGCCTCCAATATCTGCCATGCCACCAACACGAAGATCCCTGTCAACTCGCCAATGACTACCTTGCACACTAATTTGATCGGCGGCAGTGGCCATAATCCGCCCGGTGAAGTCGTCGGTGCTGTAGTTAAAATGAAAGTCGATGTATGGCGTGCTAAATGAGAGCTCAATCGCCTGCGTCAACACTTTACCCTTCGACGTGTTATCGATATTGCCGCCGGCAGACAGCGCGCCAGGCAGTGTCGTTTGGTTGTTGGCATCAATAACGAGGATGTCATTAAAGGTGTCTGCCGGTGATACAGTGGTCGCTCTTGAACGCTGAACCCTGAACGGTGTTCCCGAGCCAACGGCAATTGTCCCGCCTTGCCCCTGTTTTTTGAGCAGAGCCAGATCTGAGTTCTTACCGAGAATAAAACCGGCATTATCGCTGGTTATAACCTGCGAGCCGTCGAGTTTGTTTCCTCCTGTGAGTTTTGCCAGTGCGTTAAGATCCGATGCCTTCGCCATCCCGGCTATCGCCGGCACGATCACCTGCTTTCCTGTGATCGGGTCTGTCAGGGTGATATTGCCGCTGCCGGTCAGGGCCATCGACCAGCCCTCCACTACACTACGCCAGAATGCAAACGCGCTGGCCAGCTGGTTAGCAAACGACGAGGTGCTGGCGGTTTCAGCGGTAATAATGCCGTAACTGGCACCGGAAAATGCGGTGGTGATATTCCGGGTCAGCGTCAGTTGCGTGTCGCTGTCCACGGATTTGATCGCATACAGGTCAGCACTACCGCTGCGGTAGACCACTAGAATCGACCCGGGCAGTATCCCCAGCGCCTCCTGTGACCATTTTGTTGTCGCACCTGTCACCCGTGCCTGCGACGCGGCACCCGTGACGGCACCGACTTCATACATCGCCATAATAAAGTTCCTCCTGGATGGTTTTCCCTGGAAAAAGAAAAGGCCCCTTGCGGGGCCATATATTGTTATCAGGTTGATGAACCGCGAATTACGTTGTTATTGCGCGCGGCGAAGGCGTCGAATCTTGAGAGGATGGTTAATACCATCTGTCCGTTACGGTCCAGGTAACAGCCATATCGCAGAACAGCGTCGCCAGTACCAGCAGGGACGACAAATGACATGTTGTCTACGTTCATTGACTCTTGCGCCGTTAACAGGCGTGTTGCTCCACCTGTTTCATACATAAGCTCAATGCCTAGCTCCATACTGCCGCCACCAGACGTAGCGCCTGTGCCACGAAGAAGCATTGCATACGACAGATAGCCAGGATTCAGTCCGCCGTCAGCCCCTGGCGCGTAGGACATCCCCGCTCTGAGTTTCGCGCCGCCGTCGATAGTGATGCTATCCGTCTGGAGGAGTCCACCGCGAATATTGATCACCTGGTCGAAATTCTGCCGCCGGAACCGGGCCAGCTCAAACCACTGCCATGTAGCCTTCGGCACCTTGCGCGTGCGGTGCTGAGCGATGTTGATCGCAAATGACCCGATGTCGCCCTCGATGTGGTTCGCATATACCGTACCCTGGAACCAGCCGTCAGTCGCATAAACCGCACCGCGAACGATCACGTTGTTGAACTGCGAAGAGCCATCCTTGGCGATACGCCAGCCGCGTGACCCGTCAACAAAGTCATTCGAGCGGATCTCGTTGCCGATCTTCGCGTTCGTGATGGAACCGTCCGCGATTTTGGTTGAGGTCAGGGAACTGTTTTTGATACGTGCCGTATCGATATACAGCTCATTGCCTTCGGCAACCATCACCGGAACAGCCGTCGCATTATTACGGTTAAACAGCGAGAAGCGGTCAGCGTAGAGGATCATGTCGCTCGTTTCACCATTGCTGCCCAGCGTAATCCCCGCGCCAACATTCTTCCCGTTAACCGTCTCAACCTTCATCGACCACAGCGAACTCACCGTACCATTCACATCCGCCACGGTTTTGGCGGTGTTCTGAACGGAAGCACTGAGATCCCCGACACTGGATGTCAGGGTCGTCTGCTGCGTTGCCAGCGCCTCCAGTGCCGTTGCATGCGTCTGCTGGGTACTGGTGATACTGGCCACCGATTTAATCGTGTTGTCCAGCGTCGTCTGGTTTTTGATGTTGGCGGCCGCCTGCGCGTCAATCTGCGACTGAAGCGAGGTATTCAGGCTGGCCTGTGTGCTCTGGCTGTCGCTCAGCGTCTTCGCCATGTTATCGACGCGGGAGTTGGCGTTATCCACTTTCGAGGCCAGTGCTGTCTGCTGCTGCGCCTGGGCAGTGATTTTCCCTTCGGCATCCGTTACGCGCGCCGTCAGGCCGCTCACGGCGCTCGCCGTAGCGTCAGAGGCATCCTGTGCCGCTTTCGCATCGGTAACATCCGTGATGACCAGATCGTCGATATACAGTGAATAGCCAGGGGTACCGTTGCCGGTGGCGCCACGAGTGGAGATCCAGACCACCGCGCGTGTTCTGCCTGCCCCGTTGTTACTGGCGATACCCGTGAATTTCACCCACTTATCGCGCGCGCCCAGAGAGGCTTCGCTGACAGTGACCGCCGCCTGCCACGCATTTTGCCCGGCAGCATTCTGCGACTGGATACCGACCAGCGTTGTCCACCCGGAGGAGGGCGCCTGATCCGCCGGCATCATGGCCCAGAACTCAAACCGGAACTTCGCGTCCTCACGGACTGACTGCCAGGTGCCAAGCTGTTTATCACTGTTGCCGCTGTTGTTCTCATCCCGTCTCAACTTCAGGCTCTTACCGCCGGTGAATTTCTGAGACGCCACCACAACGGCTGTGCCGTTCCCGCCCAGCACCTGGCCATCGCTGTAGCTTTCAAACGTACCGTCAACCCACGGATTAGCTCCCTGAGTGCGGATGGTATTGATGGTGCTGGTCAGCGACGTGATGCTCTGCGACTGGCTGGTGATGGTGTTTTCCACCTGGCTTACGCGACCGGTCAGTGAACTCACCGCGGACGTGTCAGCCTTTTTACCCAGCTCAGTATTCATCGTGGTCAGGCTGTTCTGCAGACTGGTGAGCTGCTGCGACTGCGAATCCAGTTTACCCTCGGCAGACGTCATCCGGGTGGTCAACCCGGTGACAGCGCTTTGCTCGGCCTTCTTACTGACCGCCGCATTCGTGACGGCCAGATCGCCGCTGAGTTTCGTCAGCTGCTGCGCCTGGGTGGTGATAGCCCCTTCAGCAGCGGTGACGCGGGTATTCATCTGAGAAATGGCCCCGGCATTAGCTGCGATATCCTTTTCATCCGTAACATCGAGGACATGGAAATCATCGAAATACATTGCCCCCGCGCTGAGGAAGGTCGTCAGCTGGAAACTGGCCGTCGTGGTCTTCGTGGCTTTCCAGTCAAACGTTACCAGTTGCCAGCCAGAACTAAACGGTCCGTAGTTTGAGCCGACCAGCAGGCCAGTGCTGTCAGCCACACGAAACTTCGTGTTACCCGCATCTTTAATCGTGGTCCCCGGATCCTGCTTCGCCCATACCCCCATGCGGTAGGTACGACCCTGGGTGATACTGATTTCCTGTCCGACCAGGTTAGACTGGCCGGCGGACATTTTCAGTGCCTTGTTACCCGAGTGCGGAACCTGTAAATCGGCCACCGTCGCGGTACTGCTCCAGCCGGTAAAGCCCGCCGCGCCGCGCTCAAAACTGCCGTTGACAATGAGGTTACCCGGCATTTTCCCGCTGGCGTCAATATCCGCTGCCGTCTGGCTCAGGCTGTTACTCAGTTGCGTCAGAGAATCCCCCTGCGCACTGAGTGTTTTGCCCTGCTCCGTGACCTGGTTCTGCAGGGTGTTCATCGCGCTTGCGTCCGCTTTTTTGTTTACGTTCGCATTCGTCGTGGCCAGATCGCTGCTGAGTTTAGTCAGCGCGCTGTTGGCCGCCGCGATGTCATTCCCCTGCTGCGTCACCGTGCCCTGCAGCTGCGTCACCGCTGTCGTGTCAGCCTTTTTACTCACCGTATCGTTTATCGACCGGAGGCTGTTCTCCAGCGAGGTGGTCCGCGTGCCGATGCTGCTGAGCGTATCGCCCTGCTGGCTAACCGTGGTGGTCAGTGAATCCACCGCTTTTGCGGTCGCATCTGCGGTTTTCTGCGCACTGTTCGCCGCTGTCACGTTACGCATATGCCAGTCGGCAGCGTACCAGACGGTGCCGAACGGGCTGCTCTGATTAACCTGCAGGAATGGGCGCAAGAAGTTCGTGTCCTCCGGCACCGTAAAGCGCCAGGTGGCACGCTTCCACGCAGTGGTGGTCTTAGTATTGCCCCCGGAAGTTCTCGCCTTGATGCCATCGGTGGCGGTGGTGGCACGACCAATATAAAAATTAAAGTCGGCGCTGCCGGCACCACACGCTACCAGAGCAGACATTTCAAAAACGTCGCCCGGTGTCACGGCGATATTGTTGATTTTTGGCACATGGTCTCGCCCGGCCAACCGAATAGCATACGTGAACGGGCAATCAGCCGGCACACCTGCAGCAGTGGTCTCCACCACGTCATACCCCATACGGTCATAGGCTGGATCAAGTGACGGGTTCGGAATGTAATCATCCCCAGCTGCCTTCCCGGCGGTCACTGCCGCTGTCAGGCTGACTATATTGCTGTTGGCTGCCGTGAGGCCTGCCTCGGTTTTTTCCACCCGGCCAGTCAGCGCGTTAAGAGCCGTCTGATCCGCTTTGGTGTTGACCTTATCGGTAGTGCTGCTCAAATCGCCCTGCAGCTTCGTGATAGCCTGCCCCTGGGAGGTGATCTTCCCTTCTGCACTGGTGACCCGGTTAGTGAGGTCACTTACCGACTGCGCGCTGGCCTTTTGTGATACACCATTCGAGGAAAACAGCGTTACGTTACGGATCAACAAGCGAGCTGTTGATGGTGTCAGTGTCCCAGCGGCCAGTCTCAGATACACGTAATTACCGATAAAAGTAGCCGGAATGTTCAGGGTAAAAGTTTTGGTCTGCCAGTCGGTGGTTACACCGCTCAACCATTTCGTGGTAGAGCTAAGCCAGTTCACCGGATCCGACAAATCTGCAATAACACCAACCGTATCGGTAGATACGTTTGTCATCGTAACCGAGCTTCGCACCTCAAGACTAAGCGTCAAGACGGTCCCTGCCTCTACGGGTACTTTCGTGATGTTTGCCGTCCGGATGGAGGCTGTAGTTGTTTGCAAAGCTTTTTCAGCATCGTTGTACGTAAATCCAGAGCCAGTCCCCGAATCTACCCACAGCGATAAATCTGATTCCATTCCACCATTGCCGATGAGACTGCCGGAAGACAGCGATCCTTTCAGCATGGTCAAAAGGTTACCTTGTGATGTCAGCATTCCTTCACTAGCGCTGACACGGTCACTAAGCATACTTACGGCCGCACTGTCGGCTTTCTTAGCCACATTCCCGTTGGTGATGCTCAGGCTGTTCTGAAGATTCGTCAGCGCGTTGCTTTGCGCGGTCAGGTCTTTTCCTTGCTGCTCAACGGTGTTCTGCAGGCTCTGCAGCGCCGTTGCATCAGCCTTCTTCGCCACATTGCTGTTAGTCGTGTTCAGGCTGTTTTGCAGGCTGGTCAGGCTGTCTCCCTGCGATTTCAGACCGCCTTCGGTAGCCGTCACGCGGGTCGTCAGATTCGTCAGCGCGCTGGCATCGGCCTTGCCGCTGATATCCTTACCAAGTTGCGTCACATCCGACTGCAGTTTCGTGATCGCGCTGCCCTGAGACGTAATATTCTTCCCGTTCTGCGTGACTGACGCGGACAGACTGGAAAGCGCCTGCGCATTCGCATCGGCGGCATCGAGCGCCGCTTTCGCATCGGTCACGTCAGTGATGATCAGATCATCAATCAGGAAGGCGTCACCCAGGCGAACTTTTGGTGTATTCGGGATGGAGATCCTCACCATTGCCTGTTTCAGCGCGGTTCGGTTGTTGGTCAGATAGCCACTGACTTTTGTCCAGTTGTCCACCGACAACTCGGAGACTTTCACGTTCAGGCCAGGCCACGACCAGCCATTGGCAGAATCCTGGAAGGAAAATCCGAGCACCATATAAACGGTCGGATCGGCGGTCGAGCCAGCCGGCAACTTAACCCACGCCTCCACGTAATAGACCGCGTTATCGCGAACCTGCATGCCCGAAAAGATATGGGTATCGTTATTATCCGTCGCGTTCGGGTTGTACTCCGTACTGCGCGTAACACGCAGGCTTTTGGTCCCGCTGTGCGCAGCTTCACTGGTGATAACGGCGCGGGCATTACTGAGAACATCGCCGACGGCATAGGATTCAAAACTGCCGTCCGGCAGTACGTTGGCTCCCCGTGTCGCCTGCTGCTTCAGCGATGTATTCAGGCTGGTCAGGCTGTCGGCCTGGCTACGGATATCCTTTTCAGTCTGGGTAACCCGGTTGGTCAGTGAACTGACCGCCGACGCATCAGCCTTCTTCGCCACATCGCCTTTGACCCCTTCCAGCGCGTTATTCAGCGCCGTGATGGATTGCCCCTGTGATGTCAGGGTGTTCCCCTGGTTCGTCACCGTCCCGGTCAGAGACGAAACAGCATCGCTGGTCGCCTTGATGTTGGTTTCATCGGTGATATCAAACACCCGGACGGAATCGAGCCAGATTTCACCGTTTGTCGGATGAGAATAAAGTTTGAAGTTCTGCCCGTCCGCGCCGGCAGCCGTCAATCCGGTTTCCCAGGTGATGGTTTGCCAGTCAGTGGTCAGCGTGACCGTTTTATCCTCATACGTACTGTCCGTCTGGCCGATTTTGTTCTGGCGACGGATCAGCAGACTCATCGCGCCGGAAACACCTTTGGCCTTCACCACCACCCGATACTTGCGCTGGCCATTCAGCGGCACCGGCTTGTTGTTGTTGGAGAAAATGCCTGGGCTGGTAGTGGTCGTCCGGTTCAGCCGGACCCCCGCTTTCCCGTCCCCGAAATCGCCAAAGGTCACACCGGCTGGATACTGAATATCCCAGGCAGTGCTGCCCTGCAGAAAATCAAAGTTCGGGATCAGGTTGTCGCCGGCGTTGCGGGTGGCCGTCAGCACATTCGCCAGATTTGTCAGCTGCTGGCTCTGTGTGGTCAGTTTCCCTTCCGCCTCTGTCACCCGGTTATCGACCGAAGTCAGTGCCGTGGCATCGGCCTTCTTCGACACATTGCTGTTGGTCGTGTTCAGGCTGTTCTGCAGGTTCGTCAGCTGCTGGCTTTGTGAGGTGATGGTCCCTTCCGCTGTGCTGACCCGGCTCGTCAGTCCGGTAACGGCGCCGGCGGTGGCATCGATGTCCACCCGGTCGGTAACGTCAGTGACGTAAAAATCATCGAAGTAGCGACTGCCGCTTTTCAGATAGTTATTCAGCGTTACTGGTAGACTGCCTGTCTCTGTCGCTTTCCAGCGACCGGAAATCAGGGTCCAGTTTGTCCCCACCGTACCGCTGTTGTACGGACGCTCAAAAACCGGCTGGCCGGCAGAGTTGCCGATCCGCAGCTTGTTGTTCCCCGCGCCATTATCCGTCGTCGCTCCTGGTTCCTTGACCCACACCCCGATTTCATAGGTTCGTCCCTGAACAAACGGGATTAATTGCCCCGGAGTCACATTGCCCGGATCAACCTTCAGCGCCCGAGTCCCGCTGTGAGGAACGGAAAGTTCCACCACACTGGTCGCGGTTGACCGCCCGGTGTAACCATCCAGCCCGCGTTCAAACGAGGGATTCACGACCAGGTTACCCGGTATCTGACCGCTGGCATCGATATCTGCCGTGACCTGCGAGAGGCTGTTCGACAGATTCGTCAGCGAATTACTCTGGCTCTCCAGCGTTTTACCCTGCTGCGTCACTTTCGTGTCGAGCGTGGCCAACGCAGTCGCATCGGCTTTCTGCGCCAGCGCTTTATCGATATTAGCCAGATTTCCGGTCAGTTTCGTGATGGCGCTGTTCGCAGCCGTCAGGTCATTGCCCAGCTGTGTGACGGTATTGGTCAAATCCTGCACCGCTGTCGCATCAGCCTTTTTGGCCACTGCAGCATTGGTGGTTACCAGCCCGTTTTCCAGCTGGGTTGTCCGGTTGCCGGTCGAGGTCAGCTGATTACCCTGTTGCGTCACGGTGGTGGTCAGGGAGTCAACCGCCGCCGCCGTGGCATCCGCAGTATCCTGAACCTTTTGCGCCGCTGTCACATTTCGCATATGCCAGTCCGTAACGAACCATACGGTGCCATACGGGCTGTTCTGCGAGATCTGCAGAAAAGGGCGGATATAACCCCTGTCTACCATCGCCTGCGTGACCTTGAAGCGCCAGGTGGTTCTCTGCCAGGTCGCAGAAGGTGATTTTCCGCCCCCCGCCATGAGTGGCGCACCGGTGCTCGTATCTGGCCGAACGGCGGTGCCAACATACAGATTAAAATTCGCCGTGCCGGCGCCGCAGGCAACCAGTGCGCTGATCTCAATCACATCGTTAAGCGTGGCCGGGAACGCGGCAAAGTTAGGATGGTGATCCCGGCTGGCAATTCGGGCCGCATAACCATACGGGCAGCCAGGAGGGACCTCCTCAGCCGTCGTGGATACGACGCTAAACCCCATCTGGTCGTAAGCCGGGTCAAATGTCGGGTTGGGAATTAAATCTCCGCCTGATGCGTTTCCGGCCCGTACAGCGGATTTCAGCGAGGTAATGTTGGCGTTAGCAGCCGTTAGCCCGGATTCCGTCTTCTCCACTCGTCCGGTTAGCGAGTTCATCGCCGTCTGATCCGCTTTGCTGGCCACGTTCGCGTCTGTCTGCGTCAGCGCATTCCGGAGTTGGGTGATGCTCTGCGAATTGCTGACCACCTCGTTGCCAATCTGGCTGACATTCGAGCTGAGCACGCCGGCTGCGTTTGCCAGCGCGGAAACCCCGAGACCGGAGTACATCTCAGCAACCTTGTCTGACAGCTTCAGGCCCAGGTTGATATACGCCTGGCCGGTCCACTGATTCACCAGAAACTCAACGGTGTTCCAGCCGGCTTTCAGTTCAAAACTGACGGTATTCCAGCTGGCGTTACCCCAGGCGACCTGAACTCCGTTCACAAATATGGCGCCGGTATCATCAAAAACCCTGGCGCCGGGCGCCAGTGTGATGGTGGTATCTGCGGCCACTTTCACCTGGCAGGAATACAGCGCGATCAGATAGCTGCCGGCGGACGTAAAGTCCAGTTTGGCCGCGTCGGCCACCTCATCCACGACCGTTGGTGCCACAGCGCGAACATCGCTGAATGACGGGACTGTCCCGGCGTTAGCCAGCTGCACCGGATAGAGTCGACGGGACCAGCGATTCGGCTGGCCATTGACCAGTTGATTCGACAGGCTGGTGATGCTGTCAGTATTGCTGCGAATATCCCGCCCGTTTTGCTCTACCTGCTGCGTTAAGGCAGTGACCGCAGCCGCTTCGGCTTTCTTCGCCAGCGCGGCATTTGTCGTGCCCAAATCGCTCGTCAGTTTCGTGATGGACTGACCCTGGCTGGTTATCCTGTCGCCCTGCTGGGTAACAGTAGACTGCAGCCCGCTCAGTGCCTCATTCGTACCAGCCAGGCCCGTTTCCGTCTGGCCAACCCGATTAGTGAGTGATGTTAACGCGGCGCCCTGCGATGTCAGCGTGGCGCCCTGTTGCTCAACTTTCTGCGTCAGGGACGTCAGCGCGGCCGCATCGGCTTTTTTCCCGAGGCTGGTTTCCAGGCCACCGATACGGCTCGCCTGCGCGCTCTGCTCTGTCGTCAGAGAACTCAGTTCACCAGAAACAGCAGCTTTGTTGTCGTTAAACTGCGTCTGCAGGGACTCTCTGGCCTTAACTTCCGCCGAGATGGCGGTAACGCGCGCGGTTTTTTCCTGGTACAGCAGCCCGGAGGTGACTTTATCCAGATCGCTGCCCTCATAGGAGCCACGCATCTGCGCCGCCAGCGTGCTGCGTGCCTGCGCTTCGGCAGTCAGCGCGTTGCTCAGCGTACTGCGCACATCCTGCAGAGCCGCCGTACTGGCGCCGGGTGCTGGCCGGCCAACGGCGATCCAGTCAAATAACAGATAGTTGTCCGCATCCTGGCCCGTTGTGAAATCGAAGCGGAAACGACGAATCGTTGTCGAATCCCGCCACTCAATGTCGTGCAGGGTCAGAATCGCAATACCCTTGTCATCGTATTCCGGCTCACTGATAATCACGGAGCGACCAGCATTCCAGCCGGTTTCATCAGCGCCGATCCAGAACATTTTGGCATTCCAGGTTGGGCTACCAACCTTTTTAATGCGCATCTTAATGAAACGATAAGCATGGGCATCGATCGTCAGGCCGTTAGGGGATCGACAGGTTGAAGTCGAATTGTTGGCTTTCAGCCAGCCATCGCTGGTGACGCTCATTGGCGTGTAGCCGTTGTCGTCTTCCGTCCAGCCTTCGGCATCTTTGTCGAAATACCAGATTTCCAGAGAGTCAAACTGCTCCCCTGTGCCAGCGGCAATCTGTGAGATCTGGCGTGCCAGATTTTCGTCACCAGAGGTCACGGCCTCAGACAGGCTCTCGATACTCGCCTCAATCCCCTGCGTTGCCGCCAGCAGTTCATCAGCGGCCTGTGCCGCCTTCGCGTTAACATCGGCGATACGATCCGCGGTCTCCTGCTTCACTGCATTGGTCAGCGTGGTGTTAACCTGAGACAGCGACTGCTTCAGGCCATTTTCGGCAGTCTTTATCTGCGCATTCAATGCGGCATCGCCGTCGGCCAGCGTTTTGCTGACCCTGGCAATCTCCAGGTCGATGGTGGCGTTGATTTCCGCAGCCGTATCGGTGACTGACTGTCTTACCTGGGTGATGCTGTCGGTCAACGACTTGTTCACAGTTGCGATCTGCTTGTTCGCATCTGCGACGGCGGATTTTGCCTCCTGAACGCCTTTGTTTGCCTGAGCCAGACCAGAATCGAGAGCCTCATTGACCGAGGTGATCTCATCCGTGATGGTTTTATTCACGGCGGAGATCTTCCCGTCAACATCAGCAGTGATGCTTTTCGCCGATGCATCAATATCCTGGCTGACCTGCTTCGCCTGGTCTTCGGCTTCCTTACGCAGAGCTTCAGCGGTCTGCTCCAGTTCCTGCTGCGTATTGCGGATACCTTCCTGCGTTTCGCTAATGGTGCGCTGCGTTTCCTCCCAGGCAGCCGTATCCTTGATCGCGTCGGTCAGGTTTTCGTAGTAGTCATCAAAGTTATCGCTGGCCATCCCCTGGACCCAGCCGGTCCACGGGCTTTCATTGCCAAGACGATCCACAAGGCGCGCCCGGTACCAGAATTCTGCGCCCATACTGAGGCCCATCTGCTGATAGCTTTTCCCCGGATAGGCCACGTCTGATAACGGCATCGGTGCACTGCCGTCCTGATTTTTGCTGTACTGCAGTTCCGTGCGCAGCGTATCCCCGGAGCCGGTCGGGAACTCCCAGCTAACCTGGACCCCATGAACCAGCGAACGGGTTGCCAGCGCCAGCGGTGCCAGCGGCTCGCCGACCTTGCCGGTCAAGGTTTTCTCTTCGGAATACGCCCACCCGCTCGAAATCTCCACCGCATTGATCGCGCGGACGCGAACCAGGTAACGACCAGCATAGATGCCGCTGACCTCAAACGAGGTGGTTGAGCTGCGCGGCACATTAATCCAGTTCCCGTCGTTACGGCGCCACTGCGCCTCGTAGGCAATAGCACCGCTGACCGCTGACCAGTTAACCTGCATCGTTTCGACGCTGATCCCCTGATTCACGACCGAGCGGGATGTGATGACAATATCGTCAGGAGGTGACTGGTTGCCCGTCGGCAATACGCTAACCGGGCGCTGGTCGATAATAGCGCCGGTATCGATGCGGGCGAATTTATCCGGGTCATGTGCCACGCCGGTGATCGTGAGGGTGGCATCGCTGTTCTCTTTTACCCCTGTAACCCGGTACTGCTGCAGGAAGAGGTCATCGGATTCAATGGCCCAGACGCATTCCCGTTCTGGTGTCTCACTGTACGCCGTTGTGACCGTAATCTGCCGGCGTCCGTTAACAGCCTGAATGGTCCGGCTCTGTGAGATACCGGATGGCAGGTTTAGCTGGAGACGGTCGCCAGGTTTGGCATCCACTTCACGATCCAGCGTAATCACCCGGCCATTCACCGCACTGATTCGCCCGCCGTTGACCCGTCCGGCCAGCAACTCATCCGCCAGGGCAATGATATAACCGGGTTGAGGAATGCGACCGTCCAGCCCCACATCAAACTCAACGACCCGGTCTTTGTTGTTGGTCAGTATGCCCCACAGCCCCTTACGGTGGGCTTCGCTCTGGCGCGTACAGCCAATCGCGGTCATTTCGAGCTGGTTAAAACTGTAGCGGGAAACCAGTTCCGGGATAAACGCCGGCTCCATTGCATCAGCATAAGCATTATCCGGATCAGACCAGGAAATCAGGGCGTTGGTGTACCGAACCTGGCTGCTGCTGCTCGAATAACGGGGTTTGCCGACAATATTGGCGCGCGTATAGGTAAAATCGACATCACGCGGCATATCAGCCTGCACAACAATCTGCTCACCGTTCCAGCAGGTCATGCCCCGGAAAATGGCGGCAAAGTCTCGCAGCACGGTGTAAGCATCGTTGCGTTCCTGGACATAGACGTTACAGGTATAGCGCGGCTCCATGCCGTCACCACCACGCCCGTCAGGAACCAGCTGATCGCAGTACTGTGCAATCTGGTACAGCGTCCATTTCGAAATATTGGCGCTGCTCAGACGATTACCGAGACCAAAACGGTCAGCTGTAACAATGTCGTAATAGATCCAGGCCGGGTTATCCGTCCAGGCCCATTTAAACCCGCCGGTCCAGACCCCGGTATATTCACGAGTTTCCGGATTGTAGTTATCCGGCACACGAATCACGCGCCCACGCGGCTCACAGGAAATTTGCGGAATGCTGCCATTCAACTGGCTGGCGTCGAACTCGATATAAAGCAACGCGGTGTTGGGATAACGCAGTTTGGCATCAATCACTTCGGTGTAGCTCTGCAGCGTCATCACGTCGCCGACTTTGACACTGTTCGCATCCGGAGTGATTTTACGCAGGCGTAGCGTCCAGGTACTGCCGGCCTGGGGCAGATCAATACGATGGCTCCGCTCATAGCCGGAGGTGGCTTTACCCGTGACAGCGGTTTCCAGTACCGTCTGCCAGGCGCCGCCATCGGTCTGCAGGTCAATCGCATACTCGACGGTATTGCCCACCACGTCGCCGTCATCTTCCTGTTTCATCAGGGACGGCCATTTCAGGCGGACGCGAACGGCGGATAGCTGGGTATTGGTAAAGGTATGGGTCCAGGCTGTCTTGCTGGAAACTTCCGTTCCTACACTTATTTCATTTTCAGTACCGGGAATACCCTGAATATACGTCTGAGCCTGCGTACCGGGGCGAAATTCCCAGTACACGCCACTGAAGTTTTGCGAACCATCAGCATTTTCAAGCGGGGTACCATCGCGATAAATATTCTTCCCAGTTAAACCACCTGCAAATTCCCCCTCACCTAATGCGATCAGAATTTTGGCTTTCGCAGCGGACTGTAAATCATTCGGCTGTTCCGTCGGTGTACGCGGTTTTGAGTCGCCACCCTTGCGCCCTTTAATTATGTTATTTGCCATATTACGCCCATAAAAAAAGCCACCGCAAGGTGGCCTGAATTGGATGGTTTACTGAATAAAACTTATTGCTGGTCTTCTACGTAAATACCGGCAGATATAATGGCGCCGCCAATTCGCCGTTTGCCATAAAGCAAAGGGACCGGGTATCCCTGAGAGGCAGTGTTCGTCACGCCCCCAAAGGCGTAGGACGCTTTATTGTCAGCGGATTCTTTTCGTGCCAGGCCAGCTGGCTGTGGGGAGAGCATCTGAACGACGCCGCCGAGCATCATGGCGCCGCCAGCTTGAATACCATACGCGGCATTAGCCCAATCCTCTGTGAAAAAACCATAGGCAACACTTGCCGCAACAATAACTGCACCAAGGATTGTTTGGAGAATTCCTGCCTTCTTACTGCCAATGATAACAGGGACTATGCGGATAATTTCGCCACTTACAGGGAATCCTAAATCATCATGCCCGATATTCTTATTCCCTTTAAATACTGCATAGGTCAATCCACGCTCCTCACTGGATATCATGAACCTTTCAAATCCAGGGATCGTCGCAGATAATGCCTCTCCGGCTTCATTGATGTTCTTTATTAAACGATAATGAACCTTCCCAAAGGTTTTACCCAGGACTCCAGACAGTTCTATTCTCGTCATGGTTTCTTGCATGCTTTATCCTTGCCATTCAATTAAGATAACACTGTCTCTCCCACTCCTTATTAAAGGAGGTGGTGCCTTCATCTATTGCAGAAAAATTGACAGAAAATATGTAACGAGACTCCCCAGTGTAACCACCAAAACTATTTTTAGCGTTGACATGGCCACAGATAGCACCATTTTTCCCAATGAATTCACCAGAAAATTTAGCTGAGGAGGGGTCTTTTAGCATCCCTTTTATATGCTCTCTGGCGTTAAGGATATCATTTAGCTGTTGCTGATCTTCTTCCTTTGATTTCCTAGTAACTTCATTTTTAATTTCATCCCTCTGCTTTCTTAATTCATATGCTTCTCCAAATATTGGTGTCTGCGCATTAGTAAGGAGCAAAAAGATTAAACATGCAGAGATTGAACTCAACCCTAGGAAACCTTCTCCACCATGATTTTGGTTTGTAAAAACAAATGCAGCCATTATGGCTGGGATTAGAAAAACAAATGATATCGGTGCTCTGTAAGCATAAAAGCAGGTTATAATAAAAAATATTATGGCTATAACTAATGCTACTCTCCCAACAATAAATTTTAGTCCACTACTATCATTGTTTTTTTGAGATGTACAGCATCGATTATCTTTATCAGTATTTTTGGAAGATGCGTGTTTTACTGGTAAATATTCACCTACCGTTCCTGTATTAACAACGACTCCATCAGCAATCATCCTGTCCACAATTTCATCAAGAGTGTCAGGAGGAATGCGCAAGGACTTAGAAATATAATCAAAGCGCACACTCCCATCCATTTTATTAACGAAATTTACAACTTTATTGTATAACTGCTCAGTGATTGGCTCATTCATTCGCATGCTCCTGTAAATTGAATTAGGAGCATAATATACAGGCACCTTAAAATAGTGAATGATGTCGCACGATTTTCATCGTCCTTTCCATCCAGTATCCACCATACGGCACGCGATTGCTGAGATGGCCATACAGATGATGCAGGAGCATATTTTCTTCCAGCAGAATCCCGGCGTGGTTCCACTTATCCGCCTGCACCTGCATGATCACCATATCACCCGGTTGCGGTGGACCATCAAACTCACGGAACCCGCATTCATACCAGCAGTCCTGATAAAAATTGTCCGGATACTCCTTTTCCCACCACGGATAATCGACGCGGTAATCGTGCAGCTCGATGCCGTGGGTTTGCCGAAAATAGCTCATCACCAGGCCCCAGCAATCGTAGTGGCCCAGCACGAATGGTCGCTCGAGGAGCGGCAACTCACCACGCGGGTGGATGGTACGGAGATCGCCTTCTGGCCAGCTGATAATATGCCAGGGGAGAAGGGTCGCGTCGCATTGCGCTTTATCCAGTTCGCTCGGCTGGGTGGTGGCATCAGGATGGCTGTGAACAATACCGGTGATCGTTCCCCATTCCTCAACCTCCGCATAATCCTCCGGCGCCAGCACAAAATTATCTTTCGACTCTGTGGCCAGGTTCCGGCAGGGGAAATAACGCTCCGCTCGGCCCCTCTGGGCGACGAGGCCGCAGGCCTCGCGCGGATATTCTGCGGCCGCATGTTCCTGGATGGCCTTAATCGTTTTCTGACGCATATCAGCTCCTGATTAATGAGGTGCCGGGGAACCCGCCAAACGGCAGTTCGCTATTCTCACCATGACGTAATTTGCAGGCCGTGAGCGTTCCGTTGCAGACATCCTGCGACGGGTCATCAACTGGCTGATTGTTCCTGTCAAAATACCGGGTGCCGGCATAGTCGCACCCGTTACCGCTGCGGTATTGATTGCGGATACACCAGGTGCAAATCGCATGCAGCTGGCGAGTGGGGATCATCATCCCCTGCAGGGCAAACGGGCTGGAGAGAGTAAATTCCACCTTCTCATCGTCTTCATAATGCTTTACGTCAATGAAGAAAAGGCGCCGTTTCTCCTGCGTCGGATCAGCTGAGGCATTCCCGTCCGGAAAGTTCTTCGCATCGAGATACTGTTTTTGCGTGTCGTGGATGACAACCCGCGCCAGAGCCAGATCGTCGTAATGAAGACAGAGCGCGGATATTTTCCCGTCGATGTTCCCTACCCGCAGCGTTGGCTGCGCGTCGCTGCCAGTGGTGGATGACTCGATCCCTTCGATTACACATGGCCAGGCTTTATACTCCCGCCCCTGCCACCAGATGCTTTTCGCAGGCAGCTTATCCAGGTCGCCGTCAGCGGCGAGGATTTCGGCTGCAGTATGGGGGACGTTATAGCCGTGGAAATACAAAACCTCGTCCAGGCCAAACGCCTGGCCATCGATCTCCAGGAGACGAACCTCATCGCCTGGCTCTAACTTCTGATAATTCGCGTTAAGGCTCATGGTTTAAATGCCTGAATAAAAGTGGCTGAAAGTGAGTAATTTCCGCCGCCCAGCGGCACCGGTTTATATTGTTCGCAGCGGTAAAGCCCCACCTCTTCCAGAGGCGGGGTCCACTGAAACGCGCGGGTGCCGGCATGACGGTCGAAGAACTGCTTAATCGGACGGATATAGTCCTCCGTACCGACAAAACTCAGCTCCCAGTCCTGTGATCGGGTGTTAATACCATCGCCGGATACCTGCGCATACCCGTCACCGAACTGCGCCTTCCGGACACGAAAGTTAACGGTCTGCTGGGGATTAACCCGCGGACTCCAGGTGAATATCTCAATAGCCATCAACGTTGCCCTTTAACTGCATTCCAGACCATCCCGCCAGGGCGCATATCCTGCGCCATCAGCTCCCTGTATTTTTTCTCCACAAACGAGCCGATCTGCTGGCCAAACTGCTCAAAACCAGACGGTGCCTGCGTTGAGGTGTTTCCGCCTTCAATCGTGATATAGACTTTTGGCCCTTCCGACGCGCCGGCGTTCTGACCACCACCCACCGCGCGTACACCCAGCGAACCATCACCGGCACGCGTCAGCGGCATGATGGCCTCCGGCCCGGCCTCGCCAAATACGCCGGCCCCTTTTGCGAAAGCGAAGAACTGCGGAGAGTCGTAGACCTGGTTGCTGTAGGCACTTAATGAAGGAGAATCGAAGACACCGCCTTTGGCATAACCCGGTATTTGAAAGTTAAAGTTATTACCCGCATTCTGAATCGCAGTTCCTGCGCCGACATCAGCCGCTCCAGAAACACCACCTGCAATACTCACTCCAGCTCCCACCACACCCATGATGGTTTGCATGATAGTGCTGGTAACAAGAGCCTGAGCGGCCATATCAACGAGGTTTTTTATGACCGACTGCGTGAGCGAGGAAAACAGGTCAGCCATGTTCTCCTTAAAGCTTCTCGTCCGCGTCAACATGCTCGTCAGGAAGTTGCTAGAGCGCTCATGGGCCGTTTCAAATAACCCGACGGCCAGGCTCTGGAATTCGCCCTGTGATCGATATAACTCCAGCGACGTCTGATATTGCGAATCTGCAGAATCCTTCGTCGCCTTCTTCATCAGCATTTCGTACTGTTCTTTGCTGATCGCGCTGCTCTGATAGTACGACAGCAGCAAAGCCTGCCGCTGCGTTAACTGATTGCGGAGTGCTACCAGTGGATCAACCTCACCGGCGATATCCAGTTTAGGCGCCGCGATTTCGTCAGCCTTTGCCTGCAGCAGCTCTTTCGCGGTATCTCTGGCCAGCGTTATTCGTGCGGCCTGGTACTCTTTTTCATCAAGAAGGCGGGCTTTGAAAAGCTCAGCCAGGTCCCGGCTGGCTTCCTGCTCTTTTCGCAGAGTTTCCCGGGCGGGGGAATACTGCGCGGCCAGATCCAGTCGCTGTTTCTGGTAGTTCTCTGCATTCATTAACAGCGCGCGCTGCAGGTCAGCATCACTGGCGCCATTTTTCTTCGCCGCTTCCTGCAGCTCCCTGTTGCTGTCCTTTTCCTGCAGGTTAATTCTGGCCAGGCTGGATGCATGGGCTTCTTCAATTTGCTGCCGCAGCGTTTTGAACTGGTCGACCTGGGACTTACTGCCTTTCCCCGTGCCGGTACCGCCATCGCCGCCCCAGGGATTTCCCTCTCCGGTCTCTTTGGGGGGCGTGCTTAACGCTCCTTTCAGATCGTCCGTAAGGGAGGTTATTTTTCCCGATAAACCCAGCTGAGCCAGTGTTTTTGCATCACTGACACGCTTAATGTTTTCCTCAGTTTTGCGGAGTCCCTCGTTAACGCTTTCGAGATCCGCCCGTGCACGCGCCTGGCCTTTTGTCACCCCTTCCAGCTGGCCGAAGGGGTCAAACCCTTTCAGGCTGTCGATACGACTGTCGGCATCCTGAATCTCTTTCATCAGCTGGTTACGCTGCACGACCTGGTTTTCGTACTTATCCTCCAGGTCGAACTGCTTCACATTTAACTGGTTAAGCGAGAGGCGCATCAGCGCTTCACTGGTTTCCACTACGGCATCTTTTAAATCAATGGCCGATTGCCGGGCTTCTTTTGCCTGTTGATGGAAATACAGTAATGCAGAGCCAGCCAGCGTCGCCGCGCCAACCGGACCACCAACAAAAGCCAGGGCGCCTCTTGCCAGGCCCACCGCAACAGAGGCCGCGCGGGCTGATATCGACAATTGCCGGTTTGCCGCCGCCAGTTTCAGTTTCGCCTGGCTGGCCAGATTGGTTTGTTCAGTTTCCTGTCGGATGAGGCGGGCAAACTCATCCTGGTAACTGATATTCATCCCGTACTGTTTAGCCGTCCGCTCCATCTGCCGGTAGTGGCCAAACTCAGCGTCGTTCTGTTTCAGGATGGCAGCTGTCGAATCCAGCGTTTTGCGGGCAATATCCGCATCAGCCTGCGCCCGCGCTTTTACCGCCGCCTGGCTTTCCCGCCAGGCCGCGATATTCTCCCGCAGCCCTGCAGTCAGTTTCGTGGATAACACGGGGATCAGGCTGTAAAGCGCCACGCTGGAGACGGTGTTGAAATTGTCTGCCAGGCTGTTCAGTGCCTCCGTGGCAACCTGAATCCCGCTGCGGAGTGGCCCGTTACTACTCTGGCCGATCTTAATGACCATCCCTTCAAACGCACTGCTCAGCCCCAGCAAATCGCCGTTCAGGTTGTTAACCCTGATGGATGCCTGCTCATGCGCCGTTTTGGTACCGGTCAGGGAAGCGGTCAGCTCATCAAGCTTTGAACGGTTCTGGACCAGGATAGACGCCGCATTCAGGTTCTCCACGCCAAACAGTTTTACGGCCTGGGCCGTGGAGAGATTTTTCCCGGAAAGATTGGTCAGCGCCTGGCTGAGACCAACCACGGACGGCTTGAGGCTCTTGTCCGTGCCCTTTTCCAGATTCAGGATGACGTTACGCAGCGCCGTGCCGGCTTCACCGCCTTTAATTTCACGCTCTGCCAGCACCTGAATCGCGGCATTCAGCTGCTCAAAACCAACGCCGGCCTGTGCGGCTGCGACGCCACCATTTTTAATGGCAGCCGCCGTATCAACAATCTCCGACGACCCGTACTTCGCGCCGGCGGCCAGCACGTTGATATAACGATCCGCTTCCTGCGCGCTCGCCCCGTACTGGTTTAAGGAGAGCGCCAGCGTTCTGGTCGCATCGGGCAGCGTTGTGCCGGCGGCCTGCGCCAGGATAAGCGCGCTGTTCGTAGCCTTCTGCAGTCCATCGGACGTTTTTAAAAGCTCCGGTTTAGCCGACGCCATCAGCTTTAACGCTTCGGCGGCCTGGCTGGCGCTGTACTCTGTCGTGCGCCCCATTTCCTGCGCAGCCAGATCCAGCGCTTTCATTTCAGCTGCAGTCGCACCGGTGATGGCCTGCAGGTCTGATAATGCCTGTCCATATTGTCTGGACGTGGTGATGATCGTGCCGATGGAAAGGCCGGCTCCTGCCAGCCCCGCCAGCCGGCTGGCCATCCCGGATATCGACAGACCGACCTTCTTATAGGCGTCCTCCGTCTTTTTCGCGTCCGCCTGGGCATTACGGTTAAACCGTCGTGACTGGTTCTCCGCATCGCCATACGCTCCCAGCAGCTGGGATTTAAAACTGGCTGCGTTCAGGTGCAGCCCGACCGCTAAAGATGCGACGTCTGCCATTACATTAATGCCCTCATGACTGCCGCGCATTCATCATCGACCCGGGATGGCGCAGGTGTGGTTTCGGTAGGTGGCGCGTTTTCATCGCCAGGACGGCGGAAAGTGCCCTGTTTCAGGAAGTAGGCTCGCCAGTGGTACAGAGTGTTTGCCGGCAATGCGGCAATTTTGGATGGGTCAGGCTCGCCCCAGCGGTCGGCCAGCCAGAAGATCAGTTCCAGCCAGGGCGAGTCACTCAGTTTTTTTCCGCTTCCTCCAGCTTACCGATTGCGTGTTGCTTCACTTTTTCCACTGCGGCCAGCAGTTCGGGGTTTTCATGGGCCTTCAGCAGCTCGGCTGCCGTGGGTTTAAATTCATCCGGAATGGCCGTTCCATCCGGCTGAACCAGTGCATCGATGACGATCTGAATGACTTGCTCCGATGCCTCACGCGCTGCGCCANCNCGGGTCGATGATGAATGCGCGGCAGTCATGAGGGCATTAATGTAATGGCAGACGTCGCATCTTTAGCGGTCGGGCTGCACCTGAACGCAGC